CTCACTGCATGAGTTAAACCTCAATGTAGCCGTATTTGACTACGAACTTCCTAAAGTTTTCAGAAGACTTAGTTGAGCTAGTAATTTCTAGCTCAGATGCACGGTCTGATACCCGTAATGGATAAGTACCGTCATTTTTTTGAGCACGGTCTACTACGACCCTAGAGTGCTTGCAAACTTTCCTTGCGCTAAACCCTGGGCAACTGCAACGAACGCCTTCGCTTTCAAGGTCAATCTCTACCTCAAAAACACCGCGTGGGGATAGGAAAAATTGAACTGTACGCCAGTCTGCCTTTGCCATAGTTTTATCCTTCATTTTCGTCGGTCTCCCTCTGTTGAAACTATATTAATCGGAATAAATGCCTCGTGTGCAAAACTACCCATAGCCTCGCCGTAGACGTCGCCCCAATTTTTTAATGGAACGTTTGTTGTAACAATAGTTGGTAGTCCTACATTGTACCTAGACCTTAACACAGCGTCAAAGGTATTTTCAGCCCACCCTGAAGCGGTTCTATGCTCTTTACCTAGATCGTCTAATACAAGCAAACTTATATTATCTGGACCTGGCATATCGCCATAGACCTGCTCCATGAGGAAAGCCTCAGGACCATCGGTATCTTTCCAAGACTTCTGTTGTATACGTAGAAGTTTAGGGTAATCAACAAATAGTGCTGGATTTTTAACTGATATGTCAGGTGAGCCCCAAAGTTCTGGGGTCGCCTTACGAATCACCTCTTGTAGTACAACACTAGCAAGTGTTGTCTTGCCGTGTCCGGGCTTGCCGACTAGCAATAAGCCCATGCCACACTTTTTTGACCCACGTGCCTTGATAATCTCACCAGAAAGCACAGAGTTTACCCATTTATTTATAAGAATCTCTGGTTCGCCCTCGTAAGAAGCTAGGTCGTCCAAGGTCAAACCTACAAAGCGTTCAGGAATGGTGGCTTGATTTATCTGCCTACGGACCGAAGGCCGTAGTTCTGATACGTCGTACATTAGTCCTCCCATAACTTGAGCATCTTTGATTGATGGCTCAAGAAGTCTGCGTCTTGGTACTCTACCTCAGTTTCCTTGGAGTAAATACCATGGACCGTCGGATAGTAAGCAATAAACCTACGCCATAAAGGATTGCCTATACCAGCGTCGTTTGTCAAGCGCGGATCGTTAAAGAACCCACGCATAGCCTTTAGGACCGTATACCTAGTGATTCCTTCCCCAACCTTTTGGTTAATCCAAGATGCTAGACCTTTGCCGTTCACCTGACTAGGGATTCCTGGGGCGTGAGCACGTGTTAGAGCGTAGAACTCAGCGAGTAGGTCATTAGTATCCCACTCGTCCTCTGGACGCTCCTGACGCAGCATAGAGGCTGGTACAGCCTCAAACTTGGTCTTCTTGTACTTCTGCTTACGCATTGCAACCTTGTCTATAGGCTCTGTTAGTTTGCCTACAACCCCGGTCTCTACGTAATCCGTGGACTTCCTCGTCTTTTTGGTTACCGGCGCCTCATCATCAAAACCTGGCCATGGCATATCTATGAACTCCTCCTTTTCGGGCTCGCCCGATACGTTAGTTGAACTTACGTTAGTAAGTTCTACTAATGTACTATTAGTTATTAGCTTACTAGCTGTACCGTATAAAAGGGTGCCTGAAAATCCGTCCCGGGTAAACCAGGCCTGGGTGATCTCCAATTCATAGGACCACTGGCCATTTTTATTACGGAAACTGGTCTCAGAAACGTACCCAGCGGATATTAATTCGCGCACAGCTTTACGTACCGCATCACGGCCTTCTGGCACGAGCGGATATATTTCGGCAGCAGAGAGTGCTTTTCCTGCAGCCATGTATAAACCCCAAATGCCTTTGGCACGCAGGGATAATTTTGAATCCAACAATGGTGTTGGGTCAATCATCTAAGCCCTCCTAGATGTTTAAAGTGGAGGTACCCGCCTAGGTACACCCCGAAGTACTCTCGGATCTCTACTGTCTATCAAAGTACTTACTAACATAGCACACGTCATGCTAGCAAATGAACATGCTAATGCGGTGCAAATTACTATACCCCACTTTTGCTCTACTGTGGCTATAGAGGCCAAGGTTGATAATACTAGCGCCAAAAGTCCGCGCCACTTACCAATTGGAAATATTAGCTCTTCTACACCGGTTAGCACAAATGCTACCGCAAGAGAGATTATCACTAGATCTGTCATGTCCCTCACTATACCCTATAGTTTCTTAAATATTACTCGGTCTAGCAAAAAGGCGTCAATTCCAGGAGTACTACTAGCAGACGTAGGGGTAAAAGTAACTGTAATCTTAGCGTACTTAGCATCATAAGGGCACAATACTTTTCCAAAAAGTAAGTTCCAACGATTTTCGTTATCGGACGTAAGTGTTAACCCGCTAATAGTAGTGCTTGCTGTAGATGCGGCCGTAGTTCCATCAGTTTGGTACCAGTTAATAGTTGCTGCGTAAGTTCCTCTACTTCTAGCCGCATGTGTAGTTGCATTCCTAGGAGCTGATTTAATAGCAGCAGAAAAATAGTACTCTATTGCTTCTACATCTTGAGCACTAGCTCCTACAGAAGTTCTAACCTGTATGTTACTTTTTGCTGCTGATAGTGCTGACGTAGATGACGTTCCTCTAGTTATGTTTAACCAAGATGTGCTGTAAGCTCCATAAAAAGTGTTTGAGTCTGAGTCTGTATATAGACTGCCTAGTCCAACTACTCTATTACAAAAAGCGTTACTGCTTACTGACCAGTTATTTAAGTTATTTTCAAAAGAATTTTCAACAAATACTGAAGAATCAACTTCAGGCAAATAAGTAGGTGTGGGATCTCCCTTAGTAAATTTAAAGCTTGCATCAATTGGTAGGTAGTTATATAGACTACGCGCAAGCCTCTCAAGTTTATTATCTTGACGAGTCCAGAAGTAGCTTCTACCTCCACCAATAAGTGGGCGTGTTGAAGCATACATATTTGCCGCACCCTTAGGGTTAACAACAATTACTGTAGACGCTGACGCTGGATCTACAAATGGTGTAGGAGTTGTTCCAAATTCTATTTGAGCGCCATCTACATAATAAGGGCCAGATGATAAATTAGAGCCAATATGTAGATATAAAGGTAGCGTAGTTCCTGAGGTAATTTTAGGTAATTGTACAGTCGTATCAATACGCGTCCAAGTATTAAGCGGTACTACAAAAGATCCACCGCTATCTATAGCAGCATTACCAGCACCGCTTACACCTAAAGAACTTGTAATTGAGGTTGTAGAAGATATACCACAGCCAATTGTATAAGTACCTGCTGGTCCGTAAACATATGCAGATACTGTAACGCTTTCTCCACCTTTAAGGTAAGAGGATACTGTTTCTGATCCGGATAGCGCAATAATTGAGGGAACATTTGCACTAGTATACGTCTGATAATTATTAGAGGCAGTAGGTGTTACTGCTAATGACGACGCGCCAAAGTTATACGTAACTGTGTTTCTAGCTATTGAGGTTCCTGATTGTGCTACCCAACCACTTGTATTTGTTTCAATACTTGGGTTAGATAACCAGTTAGTAGTAGTGCGTGTTTCCCACTCACAATCTGCGTCTCCAACAAAATTTTCCGTCAAAGGATCAGTAGGCGCTAGACCACCAGTTCCTTGAAAATATGTTTTAGGAATACTTGCCGAGGCATATCCATTTGTAAATGTGCCAGAAGTTGACGAAGTAACTGTAAATGTTGTCGTAGTAGGTACGCTAGCTACTATCCACGTTCCTGTGTAAGAATTTGTTCCAGAAATAGTTACGCTATTCCCTACACTTAATCTATGTAAAGATCCAGTAGTAACTGTAAATGTATCTGAAGCCGGAGTAGCAGACTCAATTTTTGATATTACAGCGGTTGATAGTCCAGCTGCTTCAAGAAGGAAAGCATCTACATAGTAAGAATCACCAGAAGTAGTACTAGGGAAATTAATAATTGCTTTAGCTACTGGAAGACCATTATCTGCAAAATATTCTGGAGATCTAACAGTTACTGATATACGTGTAAAAGTAGTGGCGTTGATAGTTACTGGATCAGAATAAGTAACATTTGTAGGTGCAGGCAAGTAACTACTATAAGCGTCTTTAGATACTTTAATTTGGTCTACAGTTTTTTGTGGGAAGGTA